TCACATTAGAGATGAAAAATAAGTTCCAGCATCACGCATGGACAAAATTAAATAAAGAACTTCTCAAGAGGAATATAGTGATATTAATTCAGTATCGCTTTGTTAAGCAAATAAGCGAATTGAATACTTTCAATTGTTTTTTTAATTAACTATTGAATACAAATAAAATAACCCTGCGAGTTTGAGTTTACCGTGGGGCTAAATTTAAGCGAAAAATAAATACCTATAAATCATACCGCTACTCTTATTTCAATGCCAATAGAAATAGAAAGCGTCGCGTTGTCGCCGTCTCCTATGTTAGCCATGACCTATTTTATTTCTCGATAGAGAGCGCATAGTGAGAGTCAAAAACAACGAATACCACCGTTTTGTTATTTTTCGGTCATTATCAGCAACGTCAGCTGTAGGTAGAAGAAGGGGCGTGACGATGGAGAGACATCAATATATTTAATTCTACAAACGTCATTTATTTAGTGACGTATATGGATAGCCATCAGTTAACCGCTGGTGGCTTTTTTTATACGCATTTCATCGCTCATTCACAGAGCAATTCAAAAACGTCGAATCCAATCACTTTGATATGAGCCTTCGAGAAAGTCAGTTATAGCTGGCGAGCTTCGACGGGCTGATTTTCTATGTGAACGAGGGTTCATTTCAAATGAAGGTAATACGTTATGCAATATCCAAGAGTAAGTATTAATGGTGTGTCTGTCCGTGTTGATAGTGAAGGTAGATATAATTTAAATGATCTTCATGCGGCCGCTGTTGCGGATGGTAAAGCAACGGAATCACAAAGGCCTGGTGCATTTTTGAAAAGTCGTCAAGTAAGGCGATTTGTTCACGCTTTAAGCGATGCAACAAAAAGTGCATCGGTTAAAGTGATTAAAGGTGGACTCAACCAGGGAACTTGGGCTTTAGAGTTAGTCGTTATTAGATATGCAGCTTGGTTAAAGCCAGAATTTGAAATCCTTGTCTACAACACGTTTAAAGAGGCTACGAGGAAGGGATTAGATGTCATGTCTAAGTTGAACAAGCTAGATCATGTCATTAATACCGAAACTAAAAATATAAGTAACTGTGCAAGAACGATGGCTAACTGGGGAGTTGGTGGTAGAAAGCAGTTACTACTAACAGCGAGGGAACGAATTCTTAAAGAAGCTCAAATCTATATTCCTGGTATTGAATAGCGTTCCTTAAAATTGAGGATATTGATTTAATTAATATCTAACGATGAATAGGCCCTAATGGCTTTTTTATTGGAGTTTATTATGTCAAACAAACAGATTAATTATGAGGCAATAGGTCATTGTGTTTACTTGCAAAAAGAAATATCGCAGCTAATTGAAGAGAGAAGCAACCTATATAAAGAATTCATAGCGATTTGTCATTCAGGGCAATTTCCTTATACAGATCCAAGAAACACAAAAATCATCGATTTAAATAGTATTGATAAGCCAGCTAAATTGCTAAAAAAAATACATAAAATAAATCAAACTATCATCACACTAGCAACCACTCATAATCAATGGGCGGATAAGGCTGATTATGAACATTATGTTATTAGTAGCGATAATTCTTTAGGTTTTAGTACGTCTAGTGACGTTATATTCAAAGGAATTATTACCTGCAATAAGCAATCATCAATAGAAGCTGATGTTGTCAGAAACAAAACATGAAAAAACGCAATGTCTATGGTGGTCGCTGGGCAAAGGTACGATTAGCGTTTCTTAATGAACATCCGCTCTGTGTCATGTGCCAAGAGCAAGGGCGCATTACTGCTGCCACAGTGGTTGACCACATTATTCCGCATCGTCTTAAAGAAGCGCTTGAATCAGGTGATAAAGAACGTATCGCAAAAGCTCAGGCCTTATTCTGGGATAAAAATAACTTTCAAAGCTTATGCGAACTGCATCATAACTCGACCAAACAACGTATCGAAAAGAGTGGCAAAGTCATTGGCTGTAATGCGGATGGTATTCCACTCGATCCCAATTCTCATTGGCATCAATAACACAATGAATACAGGGTGGGGGCGGGGTAAAAGTTCAGACACTTTCGCCCTGATTACCTAGCGCCCTCATTTGTGTGCACAACCGCGAAATGAAAAGTTTTTTTCTGGGAGGTTCCGATGGCAGGAAGACGCCCGAAACCGACCCACTTGAAGGTGGTCACCGGTAATCCGGGAAAACGAAAACTCAACGATAAAGAACCCCAACCTAAACGTGAAATTCCAAGCCCACCCGAACATTTAACGGATTGGGGGAAAATGGCGTGGGCAAAATTAACCTTATTACTTGATAGGATGGGCGTTTTAACTGTGGCTGACACGCTGGCATTAGAACGGCTGTGTGATATCTACGCCGATATTCTTCAATTGCGAGACACCATTGCCATTGAAGGTCGGACATACACTACAAAAACGCAATTAGGGGATTTTTTAATTAAAGCGAATCCTGCCGTTGCCATGTTAGCTGATGCAGATCGCCGTTTTAAAAGTTATTTAGTCGAGTTTGGTTTAACCCCCGCCGCTCGTTCGAAGGTGAAGATGGATGGTGGAGAAGAAGAGGAAGATCCGCTCAACCAATATTTCGGTTGATCCGGCAACGCAATACGCGCAAGACGTGCATCAAGGAAAAATCTTAGCGGGGCCTGATATTCGTCATGCATGTGCGCGTCATCTTAAAGATTTAAACGAAGCCGAGCAACGAGGATTAGTCTGGGATGTCGAGGCCGTCAAAAGAGTGATCGATTTTTTCGCGAAAGTCTTAAAGCTCAATGGCGGGGAGCATGAAGGAAAACCGTTTATTTTATTGCCTTGGCAATGCTTTGTGATTGGCTCCATTTTTGGCTGGAAAATGACTGATGGTACACGCCGGTTTCGCATGGTGTACGTTGAATCAGGCAAAGGTTCAGGAAAATCACCGATGGCAGGTGGCGTTGGGTTGTATTGTTTAGTCGCTGACAGTGAACCGCGCGCCGAAGTGTATGCAGCAGCTACGAAAAAAGACCAAGCCATGATTTTGTTTCGTGATGCGGTGGCGATGGTTGATCAATCTCCCGCATTAAGTCAGCGGATCACCAAATCAGGCGGAACAGGTAAAGAGTGGAACTTGGCTTATTTGAAAACAAGTTCATTCTTTCGCCCGATTAGCTCAGATGATGGGCAATCAGGGCCTCGTCCCCATTGTGCGCTGATAGATGAAATTCATGAGCATAAAAACAATACCGCCGTCGAGATGATGCGAGCGGGCACAAAAGGTCGGCGGCAAGCCTTGATATTTATGATCACCAACAGTGGCCATGATAAAACCAGTGTGTGTTATGACTACCATGAATACGGTCGAAAAGTCGCCGAAGGCACTATCGAAGACGACAGTTTCTTTTCCTATATTTGCTCACTGGATGAGGGCGATGATCCCTTTAAGGATGAATCTTGCTGGGGGAAAGCCAATCCGTCACTGGGTTACACCTTTTCTGATCGCTACTTACGCGAGCAAGTGACACAAGCCCGAGGTATGCCCGCGAAAGAAAGCATTGTGCGTCGGCTTAATTTTTGTCAGTGGGTGGATGCTGATAATCCGTGGATTAACAGTGAAACATGGATGCAGTGTGAAAACACGTTCACATTTGATGATCTTCAAGGTGAAGAGTGTTATGGCGGATTGGATTTATCGGGAACCAAAGATTTAACCGCATTAGCCTTGTATTTTCCTCGTCTCAAACGTCTTTATGTCGAATTTTGGACACCCAAAGACACCTTATTGGATAGAGCGAAAACCGACCGAGTGCCTTACGACTTATGGGTAAGGCAAGGTTTTATGCATACGACGCCAGGGAATGCGGTGAGATATGAATTTGTGGCAGAACGTATTGCTGAAATGGCGATGCGCGTCAACATGAGAGCCATTGCCTTTGACCCTTATCGAATTAAATACCTTGAACCCAAACTCGATGAGGTGGGGGTGACAGTTCCTTTAACTCCGCATGGACAAGGATATTACAAAGCCAAGGACTCAGGGCTATGGATGCCACATTCTATCGAACTGTTTGAACAGCTAATTGATGACAAGAAGATTGAGATCCACACCAATCCTTGTTTGAGATGGAATGCCGCATCCGCTGTGCTTGAGGCTGACCAAAAAGATAACCGCGTCTTTGCCAAGAAAAAAAGCACTGGTCGAATTGATGGTGTGGTGGCATCAGCAATGGCGATTGGTGCTGCGGAAGGTGAGGTTGATGATGGCAACCTTGATGACTTTTTCTCTAACCCATTGAGTATGTGATGACAGATAAACAATATTCAATCGATTTGCGCACTAATCATGGTTGGTTTGCGCGTCTGGCTTCCTTCTTTGTTGGGGGAAGACTCGTGACACCTGAACAAGGTTCACAATCAGGCGTTATCTCAGCGCAAGGCTCGCTTGGTGATTCTTCTGTAAATGATGAGCGAATACTCCAAATATCCACGGTTTGGCGTTGTGTTAGCTTAATTTCGACGTTAACGGCTTGTTTGCCACTGGATGTGTTCGAAACGGATAAACAGGGAAATAGAACCAAAGTTGATTTAAGTAACCCATTGGCTCGATTACTGCGATATTCGCCCAATCAATATATGACCGCTCAAGAATTCCGAGAGGCAATGACTATGCAGCTTTGCTTTTATGGTAATGCTTTCGCGTTGATTGAGCGAAATAAAGTGGGTGATGTGATTAGCTTGCTTCCTCTGTTGTCTGCCAATATGGATGTACGCATGGAGGGGAAGAATATTATCTATAAATATCAGCGTGATCATGAGTTTGCGAAATTTAAACAACATGAAATTTTTCATTTAAAAGGGTTTGGTTTTAATGGATTAGTCGGATTGTCGCCTATTGCTTATGCGTGTAAGACAGCAAGCACGGCCGTTGCGATGGAAGATCAACAACGTGAGTTTTACGCTAATGGGGCTAAGTCTCCTAAAATTCTGACAACGGGCGATAAGGTATTGAATAAAGAGCAACGTAGCCAACTTGAAGAGAATTTCAAAGAAATTGCGGGTGGTCCCGTTAAAAAACGATTGTGGATCTTAGAAGGGGGATTTCAAGCACAAGATATTGGTGTTAGTCCTCAAGATGCAGAAACAATGTCTTCCCGCAAATTTCAAGTCAGTGAATTAGCCCGTTTTTTTGGTGTTCCCCCGCATTTAGTCGGCGATGTTGAAAAATCAACAAGTTGGGGAACAGGTATTGAGCAACAAAACTTAGGTTTTCTTCAATATACCTTACAACCCTATATCTCCCGATGGGAAAACTGCATTGCGCGTTGGCTTCTAAAACCCCCCGAAGTGGGAAAATACCATGCTGAACATAACCTTGATGGATTATTGCGAGGCGATTCTACTTCACGCGCCGCGTTTATGAAAGCGATGGGAGAATCGGGGCTAAGAACTATTAATGAAATGCGACGGCTTGATAATTATCCTCCTCTTGAAGGTGGAGATGTCGCTTACCGGCAAGCACAATATTTACCGATTAACCAACTCAATAAAGAGCCTCACGAAAGTGGGGCTTAATTATTTATGGGGGTTCAATGCCTGATATTAGAAAAACACTGAATTTTGATGAAGCGGAAATCAAATTTACGGGTGATGGCACACAAGGCGTTTTCGAAGGTTATGCCTCTGTATTTAGTCATCAAGATTCCGATGGTGACATTATTTTACCCGGTGCGTTTAAGCATGTTTTAGATAAGCAAAAACAAAAAGTCGCTATGTTTTATAACCATCGAGTCTGGGAGCTTCCTGTGGGGAAATGGGAGTACATGGAGGAAGATCAAAAAGGATTACGAGTGAGAGGACAACTGACACCCGGTCATAGTGCAGCTCAAGATCTAAAAGCGGCAATGAAGCATGGCACGGTTGACGGGCTTTCTATCGGATTCGGGTGTCTGCGTAATGATTTTGAGCGAACACCTTCAGGCCGTATTTTTAAAAATATCTCCCTGTTACGTGAAATTAGTATTTGTACATTTCCCGCTAATGACCAAGCACAGGTTTCATCACTCAAGAGCATCGATGGGTTATTAACGATCCGAGATATTGAGGATTGGCTGAGAGAGTCAGCCGGTTTATCAAAATCAGAAGCAGTCGGTTTTATTTCCCGCTTCAAATCCGCTATTCGGAGTGAGTCCGATGACACTCAACAATCCCTAGTCGCATCCATTGTTAACCAAATTAATGCATTTAATCTGAAAGGATAGAATATGTCTGACTTAGCTATTATCCAAGAAGCCATCGAAGGATCACAAAAAAAGGTGCAAGAGCTCTTCGATGCACAGAAGAAAGAAATTGAAGCTACTGGCGCAGTTTCAAAGCAATTACAAACAGATTTAGTCTTAGTTCAAGAGGAGTTAAAAAAAGCCGGTGAACGTCTGTTTGATTTAGAGCAGAAAGGGGCAACGAGCGCTGATGATCCTAATACGAAAAAAGATTTTTCTGAGCGAGCAGCAGAAGCGCTGACAAAATCATGGAATGGGAGTCAGGCTTCTTATGAAGTGAAAACCTTTAATAAATCATTAGGCAGTGATGCGAGCTCAGCCGGAGTTCTCATTCAGCCGATGCAAGTACCGGGTATTATTATGCCGGGGATGCGTCGTTTAGTTATCCGCGATTTATTAGCACAAGGTCGTATTTCCAGTAACTCACTGGAATATGTACGCGAAAAATTGTTTACCAATAGCGCGGCACCAGTGAAAGAAAAGGCACAAAAGCCAGAATCTAATCTGACGTTTGAAAAACAAACGGCAAATGTGATCACTATTGCTCATTGGATCCAAGCGTCTCGCCAAGTGATGGATGATGCTGTGCAGTTACAGTCTTACGTTAATAACCGCTTATTGTATGGCTTAGCATTAGTGGAAGAGGAGCAATTACTCAATGGTGACGGTACAGCGGATAATTTGACGGGGATTAATCATGTTGCCACTGCTTATGATACCACGTTGAGTGCTACGGGCGACACGCATGCTGACTTGATTGCTCATGCCATTTATCAGGTAACAGAATCTGAATTTAGCGCCTCTGGTATTATTTTAAATCCTCGTGATTGGCATGCCATTGCGTTAATGAAAGATAAAGAAGGGCGTTATATTTTTGGAGGTCCACAAGCGTTTACTTCAAATGTAATGTGGGGATTACCTGTTGTTCCAACAAAAGCACAAAAACAAGGTGAGTTTACTGTTGGTGCATTTGATTTGGCGTCTCAAGTATGGGATCGAATGAATGCAGTTATCGAAGTGAGTCGAGAAGATCGTGATAACTTTGTGAAGAATATGCTGACCATTTTGTGTGAAGAGCGTTTAGCATTAGCCCATTATCGCCCTCAAGCCTTAATTAAAGGAACTTTCCCAACGTCTGGAAGAAGTGCTTAAGTAATAGGTCGGGGTAGGTAACTATCCCGTATTACATCATGAATATCTTAGATGTCATTCCTCTTTCTTTATTAAAACAGCATCTCGAATACAGCGGTGATGATCGCGATGAGCAGATTCTATTTTATGCACAAAGCGCATTAAATTATTGTTTGAGATGGTGTGATGAACCAGCATGGAAATCACCCGATGATATCCCTTATGAAGTGAAATCGGCCATGCTTTTGGTGCTGGGGGATATGTTTGAACATCGAACCAGCCAAAGTGAAATTCCGTTATATGAAAATAAAGCAGCAGAACGATTGTTACTGCTTTGTCGAAATTGGCGAGGTAGTTAATGGATCCGGGACGATTACGCCACACTATTCATATTCAAAAATCAGTATTAGCGCCCGATGCCATCAGTGGCAATGATGTGATTTGGACGGATCATGCGACAAAAGTACGTGCAGCGATCATGCCTTATCAAGGGCGGGAATATTTTCAAGCCCAACAAGTACAAAGTGAGGCCACAACACGAATTATTATTCGCTATATCGCTGACATTGATACTTCGATGCGTATTGTATGGGGTAAGCGACTATTTAATATTATTTCGATTATTGACCCTTATGAGCGTCATCGTGAGCTTCAATTGATGTGCAAAGAGGGCGTGAATGATGGGTGAGATTAAAATCAGTGGATTGTCTGAACTCGCTCAACGAATGCAAGACATTGCCCGTAAAACCAGAAATCAAAGTGCGCGTAAGGCGATGAATGCAGGCGCTTCGGCGTTAAAGCAGGAAATCAAACATCGAGTGCCGATCCTTAAGGAAACGGTGCCTCATCGACGCAAAGGCACCATCAAGCGCAATATTCGTTCTAAAACGAAAGTGCAGCGTAATGGACAAGTCAAAACGCGCATTTGGGTGAAATCATTATCGGGTAAAAAGGTGTCTGTCTTTAAACAGGTAACGGGAAAAAGTGCGGCATTGAATCCAAATGATCCGTTTTATTGGTGGTTTGTCGAGTTTGGTACCGCCAAGATGCCCGCACAACCGTTTATGCGCCCCAGCTTTGAAGCGAAAAAGGAAGCGACGGCTAAAGTGATTGTTCAAACACTCAAAGAGGATATTGAAAAAACAAGGTAGAGATCATGATACAGCAATTAAAAGAGACCCTTTCACCGCTGGTCGATGGAAGGGTTTTTTTTCAGGTATTACCTGAAGGCAAAAGGCATTATCCCGCCATTGTGATCCAGTTCGCCAGCATCACGCCTAACAGTGCGCTGGAGGATACAGATTTAGACAACTATCGTGTGCAACTTGATGTGTATGCGCCACAGCCACAACCCCTCATGGTCTTGCGTAAAAACATTGAGGCTCAGATTGTTGAGGCGATCCCATTTGCACAACGGGTGAATGCGGTCTTTGGGTATGAAGCGGATGTCAAATTGCATCGGCTTGTTCTCGAATTAATGATTTCATCAGATAAATAAGGAATGGATATGGCAAAGTCAAAAAACCATAAAGCGACGCCTTTCCTCGGCACGAAGATCTTTGTGCAAACCGGCTTAGGGGAGGCGATGACAGTGACGGAAGCGACGTTATCACCCGCAACCATTACCATCGCCAATAATAAACTGAAAGCGGATGACATGATTATGTTATCGGGTTTAGGGGAGTTAGATGGGCGTTTTCCCATTGCACAGGTTGATGGCAATAAAGTGACCCTGTGCGACGAAGTGGATTGGAGTGATAAAACGCTACCTACGGATTTTTCAAACGCCAAAGCACAACGTATTCAATGGTCTAATAATTTCTGTGCGGTAAAAAGTTTCAGTAAAGACGGTTCGACAACCGAACAAATTGATGTCACCACCATTTGCAGTGATGGCAAGGAATATGAATCCGGTGATACGGAATACGGCTCAATTAAATTGACCTTCTTCTTACGTTATAGCTCCAGTGATGTGCAGCGACTCTTGCGTAAATATGAAAACAGCAAAGAAAAATTTGCGGTGAAAATGGTATTAACACGAGATGAAGGCTCCATGTTTTATTACGGCTCTGTCGAAACGGGCATGAACATTGATGGCAGTGTAGGGCAAATGATGGATTCGGGGATCTCGATTAAATTGTCTGGCCGTGATTATTTGAATGTGAAGAAATAACCCTTAACTCACCTCTCTTATTATTTCTCATCTCCCTTCTCGATAAAAAATCTTAGGAGTGATTATGTCTAACGCTTTATTGCGAGAATTGGTGTTAAACCAAGCACTGAAAGTGACGCCTTTTACCTATTTAGACAACACCTTTTATGTTAAAGAGCTGGATGTTGGCACAATGAATTACATTCAGCGCAAACTTCGCCAAATTAAAATCAAGCTTGCCGAAGCGCAGGACATTTACTTAGACGAAGACGATCCCGAACAATTTAATGAGGCGATAAATCGTGTTTACGATGAATACGATGTCGCCAGAATGTTGGCCTTTAAGTTGTGTGATGAAAAAGGGGAACTGCTTTTTGATGCTGAAAATGAAGAAGACTTAAAAGGTCTTAATCGTCTAGGGCAAGGGTTCTCTAATGCGGTGTTTACGGCCGAAGCGGGGAACAGCGAAAAAAACTTGGAGACCGACGACAATTTCAATTGATATTGTCGTTGGCGCTGGGAAAAACGCTCGCGGAAATCGAGCAAATGCCCGAAAGCCACTTGTGTGAATATGAGGCCTTTTATCGTAAACAACCCTTTGGTTTATGGCGAGAGGATTATCGGATGGCACAAGTGGCGCATCTTCTCGCGATGATAAATCGTGATCCGAAAACGTCTCCGCCTGAATTGATGGATTTTATGCCGATGTGGAAGAAGAAAATCACGGAAGAAGAACTGTGGGATAATGTCACTGAGAGTGTATTAGCTAATCGATAGCCCCACATCCGTGGGGCTTAATCGTTAACCACCGCGAGACATTTTCTCAATTTTTTTATCCGTATTGTATTGAGAAAGGGCATAAACCGACCAGATAGCCGCAGGGATCCACCCAATTAAGGTGATTTGTAGGATAAGGCAGAAGATGCCAGCAAATGGGCGACCAATCGTGAAAAATTGTAACCAAGGTAGTAATAACGCCAGAATAAGTCTCATAAAACCCCCTCTATTATTCGAAATTTCAGTTTATCAATAATTAAAGCAATAGCAAATAACAAGGAATATTGCATTTATTCAGGGTGAAAGTTTGCTTTTGTAGTGTTCATACCAAGGATTGAATTTATGGCGGGAGCATTAGGTAGATTAAATATTGATTTGACGCTGAATACGGCAAATTTCACAAATGCGATCAACCGTAGCCAGCGCCAAACAGAACAATTTGGGCAAAGTATTCGCGTCAGCCTTCAAGCTATCACCGTGCAACAAGAGCGAATGGTATCGCAAACCGCAAAATCCTCGGCGCTTTTTGCCCGTTTTGCGAGTGTCACCGCAAGTGCATTATCCATTCATCAAGTCATTAATTATGCCGATAGTTGGACGGAATTACAGAACCGCTTAAAACTGGTGACAGAAAGCTCCGTTGAGTTAAATAAAGCCACACAAGCGGTTTATGATATTGCCCAAAAAACCTATCAATCATTGGATGCCACAGCACAGGTTTATCAACGTTTTGCAGATAATGCCGATCGCTTAGGCTTAAGTCAGCAAAAAGTCGCTGAACTCACGGGAACCGTCTCAAAAGCCGTGGCGATTTCAGGAGCGAGTGCAACCGCAGCCCAAGCGGCGTTAACTCAATTTGGTCAAGCATTAGCCTCGGGGCAGTTACGTGGCGAAGAGCTGAATTCAGTGATGGAGCAAACCCCTGCATTAGCGAAAGCTATCGCTGACGGAATGGGTGTCAGTGTGGGCGAATTAAGGAAGAAAGCCCAAGACGGTGAAATGACGATTGAGAAAGTCATTCAAGCCTTAGAACGTGCAGCCGACAGTGTGGATAAAAAATTTGCTACCAGCGTGACAACGGTTAGCCAAGGTTTCACCAATCTTCAATCGGCGATAACAAAATTTATCGGTGAAGCGAATCAAGGTACAGGTGCGACTCAGCTTTTTACCACAGGGATGACCACTCTTGCCGATAATCTATCGTTAGTCGCTAAAGTGGTTGAAGGGATCGCCGTCACGGCATTGGTAGCAAAACTTTCTCAATGGACGAAAGCCACTTATCTGAAAAATCAGACAACGTTGAATGAAGCCAAAGCCACATTACAGAGTGCAGAGGCAAACAGTGTGGCAGCAACCAGTGCCGTGAGGAAGGCATGGGCAGATAAAGAAGCCGCCACATCGGCGCTCAATAGAGCCAAAATGGAATATCAAGTTGCTAGAGGCACTAACGCGGAAAAAATCGCACTCGATAACCTTATCGCCACAAAGTCACTCGCAAGAACAGCCTCTTTAAACTATACACAGGCATTAACCGCAGAAAACGTTGCTCAACGTGCATTAACGACCGCTCGGCGTCAATCAACGGTGGCGGGGCGAGCGCTCAACAGTGTTATGGGATTAGCGGGTGGCCCTATTGGATTAGTGTTGACCGGTATGGCGGCATTGGGCATGGGACTGTATGAATACAGCGAAAATGTCAAACAAGCCAAACTCGAATCGATTGAATTTGCCAATTCTCTTGATACATCAACAGAAGCGTTAAACAAAATGAGCAATGCCACGTTAGTGGCGAATTTAAGCAAAGTTTCATCGGGCATTAACGCGCAATTGGAGAAAATCGAGGAACTTAAACAACAGGTTATTTCCTTACAAGGTCTATCAAAATACAGCGTTGAGAGTGAAAAGGCGTTTACTGAACAAGGTGTGGGGGATTTATACCTTAAACGAGTAGCTGAAAAGCAAAAAGAGCTTGATGCTGCGATGGGGACATATGCAGAGCAAGTTAATAACTTAGAGCGTCAGCGAGCCAATATGCAAAATATGTTGGCGACACTCAAAGAAAAAGTGGGCGATCAAGCCCCTGAATATAGACGCTATGCCACCGAATTACAAAATGTTGATGCCGTTATCAATTCACTTAAGGCGAGTTTAAAGAGTTTAGGCATTGAATATGAATCACTCATTGATATCACGCTTCAGGCGACAAATAGCCAAGTGAATGCCGCCACGGCGATTGCTAAACAGATTGATGAATCGATTGAAAAATCGCAACGTTCAGTGGCAAAAGCGCAAGCCACAGGGAAGGCATTAGCGAAATTAAATGCAGAAGATGTATTGGCTTCACGCAAAATTACGCCAGATATGCAAGGCTACGATAAAGCCTTACAAGCGGAAATTGAGGCACAACTGGCACAGCAAGCCAAACGGACGTATAAGCCCAGCCATAAATCAACCATTGATTATGCCAAACAGTACACCAAAATCTTGACGGAATTAGAGGAAAAACAAGCCTCACTGATTGCGGATGGGCAAAGTATTCAGCGGTATGGCACTACCTCTTCCTTTAATGAATACACATCCGCCTTAGCCGATATCAAACAGAATAAAGATAAGTTTGATGCCATCTTAAAAATCGATCCCAACGCCATTGAGACGATCAAAGAAAAAGCGAAAGCCATTGATGACTTAGCGCGTGCCAATTCGGTCGCGCAATTTGCTTATGATCGCGGTAAAGAAATTGAGCAGATGCAATTTGAAACCACCCTGATAGGAAAATCACGCGCAGAGCAAGAAAAGCTTAATGCCCTTCGTCAGATTGATGTGCTGTATCAGCAAGCCAGTGTGGATTTAGGTGAGAAAGAGCTGGCGAACTTACAACGTAATGTTGAACTCACTAAACAGCAGATTGAGGAAGAACTGAGGAAGCGAGAGGCCATGAAAGGTGATCCGATGGTGGGATTAAAACAAGGCTTATCGGATTTCAGTGAGTCAGCCATGGATGTGATGGAGAACGTCAGAAACGTCACTACCAATGCGCTTAATAATATGTCTGATGCGTTAGCCGATTTTGCTTTAACGGGGAAAGGAAGCTTTAAAGATTTTGCCAATGCGGTGATCTCCGATATCACTCGAATGGTGATGAAAATGCTGGTTTTCAAAGCCATTGAAGCAGGCGGGCAGGCAATGGGCTTTGATATGGGATGGATGAGCAAAGGGCATGCTTATGGTGGCTATACGGGGCATGGCGGGAAATTCGAACCTAAAGGGATTGTACATGGTGGCGAGTTTGTTTTTACCAAAGAAGCGACGGCTAAATTGGGGGTCGGCAATCTCTATCGCTTAATGCATGCGGCGCAAGATTATGCTTCGGGGGGCTTTGTGGGGGCGGTCGCAGGGCGAATACCGATTACACCGCAACCGACGTTAGCCCGTGCAGGCGGGGTGCAAATGACGGTCGTTAATCATATTACGGTGACAGGAAATGGTGACGCTGTACTTGCTCAAGCAATGAAAGAAGCCGCACAACAAGGGACAGAAGCAGGCGCACAGAAAGCTCACGCGATGATGTTACAAGACTTTCAAAGTAATGGCGCAGCACGCAGAACATTAGGAGTTTAAATGTCTATTCTTGAATGGCCAAAAGCGGTGATCCCCATACAGGAAAACTGGCAATTATTGAGTAACAGCAAAACCTTTACCTCGCCATTTAATGGAAGTAGCCAGACGGTACGCTTTCCAGGAAGTCGTTGGCGTTGTGAGCTGACATTTAATAATTTAAATGAAGAGAAATCGCGCCAGTTAGAAGCGCTAGTGGCTTCATTGGATGGCATGTCGGGACGGGTCAAAATATCAAGCTGGATAAGAAAAGGGCGTTATGGGTATGGTTCGCCTCGTATTGCAATACCGAGTCAATTGGGTAATCGGCTAGAAACAAAGGACTGGAAGCGCAATATGCGCGTATTACAGCAAGGGGATCGCTTAACTGTGGGTAATGAACTCAAAATGGTGGTGGCGGATGTGGTCAGTGATAATCAAGGACATGCCATTATTCTTATTTCGCCGATGTTAAGAACATCACCTACCGTCAATGAAATGCTCGAGGTTGAGCGTCCTTTTGGGGTTTTTCGGCTCGTTGATAATGAACAGGGTAAATTTCAGCATCGTCGCTTGGGGTATACCTATATCACGTTATCTTTTGAGGAGGTGTTGTACTAATGCAATATCATCCATTTTCTGACGCCATGGTCAACGCGATTAATGAGGGGGCTTATATCGTCTTAGCCGCCAGACTCGATTTGAAATCAGGCGTCACCTGTGCGCATACCGGTGTTGGGCAACTGATTATTGCGGGGGAAACTTATTTGGGCGTGGGCAGTTTAGGCGAAATCAGTCAGCTAAAAGAAAATAAGACAACCAGTCCTCCACAATTACAGCTTAAATTAGCCGGTTTTGATAAATCGCTGGTGGGAATGGTGATGAATGAGCAAAGTCGAGGACGCGAAGTCCGGTTGATGATGGTCGCCATCAGTGAAGAGGGAAAACCGTTGCTTGCTGAAGTCTTATTTGTCGGACAAATCACATCGATTAATGTAGTGTCTGGCGAAGAAAATGCCGTATGTGTTAATGTTTCTAATCGATTCGAACGATGGTCAATTGGTTTACCCGATAGATTTACCGATGAGTCGTGGTCATCTCGAAGACAAGGTGATCGCATCTTTCGCTATGTCGCTCAAATGGCTGAACGGGCGATTTATTGGGGCAGCAAGAAAGATGCACCTGCATTTATTTATAAGTAACAGGATTAGAAATGAGAAAATTTCACTTAATTATCATTATGATTTGTTTTCATTTAGTTAGCATTCAAGCTGCTAATGCAGAGTCAATCTTAATTAGTACAGCTAAGTTAGTTTGTGAAGATAAAGAAACTCCAGAATTAGTGAAAAAGTGCAAGTTGATGGTATACAAAATTGGTGAGTCTTCATTTAATTTAGGCAAGGCAACAGCGGCTTGTGAGTTAGCCAAAAAAAATAATAAAGATTATGATGGTGATCAAAAACGGGCATGTGAAGAAATTTTCAATATGGCTAAGGATTTTTTAACCATAACATATTGAAATCATTTTTAAATAAGAAATATAACATACCATGAAACAACAAAACTGGACACTCCAGTTACCAGAAACGATAAGGGCGGCGATGAGTCGCCCTTTTTCATGGGGTGAATTTGATTGTTGTATTTTTGCCTCTGAATGTATTTACGCACAATGCGGTTTCTCTCCAATAAAGCCTTATCTCAATCACTATAAAACCAAAGCCGAAGCCTTCAACCTGCTCAAATCTAAATTTGGCTCCTTAGAGAAAGCCGTATCACGCTATTTCAAATCCATTGAGATTGAGCGCGTTCAGCGTGGCGACCTTGTACTGTTCAAAGGTGAGGACGGTGACAGTTTAGCGGTGGTCTGGGCGAGGCATTATTGGGGCGTAACCCCACAAGGCGTGAAGCCGGTGCAGATTAACCCAATCAAAGCGTGGAGAGTGGAATAATGGGTGGGAGTGGTGGATTAATTTCAAAAGTCGTGGGTGCGGGCTTAATGATTGCGGGGCTATTTACTGGAGGCGTCACCTCTGCGATGGGCATGGCGCTGATGGCAGCAGGCGTCGCGGTGCAAGTCGCAGGTTCGCTTATCTTTAAGCCTAAACTGCCTTCCATGAATTATCGAGATACCAGTGAACGCAAACAGATGTTACGTTCATCGTCTGCCCCTGAAACCGTGATCGTCGGAAAAACAGTGATATCGGGTTTGCTTTTCTTCGCCGAAGAAGAGGCGGGTGAACAAGATGAAAACGAAAAAATCACACTGGCATTAGCGTTAGCAGGGCACCCCATAGAGAAAATTGGGAAGATCTGGTTAGGGGACGATTTAATTGAGACTTTTGGTGATAAAGCCTCATGGGAATTACATAACGATAGGGAAGATGCCGATCCCTTTATGCTTAAAAATTGCCCGTCATGGAAAGAGGATATGATTGGTCGAGGTCTAGCGTGGTTACGTGTGACACTCACGTTTGACCAAGAAAAATTCCCCTATGGATTACCCAATGTGAAATGTGAAGTTTGGGGAAAACATCTGTTTGATCCTCGCACTGGGCAAACTGTGTGGGGTAACAATGGGGTCTTAGTGATTTTGGATTATTACCGCCATTATTTAAAAGTACCTGATACGGATATTGATTTTGACAGCTTTAAACAAGCAGCCGATTTATGTGATGAAAAAGTGAGTCTACCAGAAGGTGGATTTGAGTCGCGATATACCCTTAATGGCGCCTATGATTTAAATGAGAGTCCATCCAGTGTCTTGGAAGCGATGCACAAATGTATTAACGCGGAACCAACATTCACCGCAGGAAAACACGGTATTCAAATCGGCGCTTATTATGGGCCGGCAATAAAAACCATTACCGAATCACAATTGATTGGCACCGTCACGTGTACCCCTGAAACAGGATTAAAAGACGCGACCAATGCGGTGTATGGCACGTTTATTGATGCCGAACAGTTGTACACAAAAACGGATTTCACGCCTGTGATTGTAGACGAATGGGTGAAAGAGGATGGCTTAGAAATTCGAGAGAACATCGACTATCGTTTTGTCACCAGCCCTTATCAAGCCCAACGATTAGCTCGCCAATATCTTCGCAAAAAGAAAGCGGGAAGACGGGTTCAACTCACGATGAACTTAGACGGCTATGCTTATCGTCCGGGGGAAGTTGTGCTTTTAGCATTACCTTCTTTGGGGATTAGTGGGCTGGAATTCCGTATTGCCGAATGGTCTTTCCATGCATTAGACGGTGTGGCTTTAACGTTGGAAGAGGATGGTGCCTATTTATATGAAGATGTGATTGGTAAACCGTTTGAGCGTCCGCCGTTTGTGAGTTTACCCACTGGCGGTGTTGCTTCCCCTATTAATCTTGCTTTTGTTCCACTTGCCGTCAGTGACATTGTTCAAGGTATGCTTTCTTGGCAGAATGTGGCGTCTGATGTGCGCTACAACACGGTTAATATCCTTCAAAACGGTAGAGTGATTCAATCTATTCAGGTGCCGGGTGAGCGCGTTGATATTAACGGATTAGCACGAGGAACTTATCGTGTTGAAGTTAGAGCGACGAATATGGCGGGGGCAATGTCGGCACCCGCTATCAGTGATTTTGCTATCCAAGCACCGCCAGCTCCCATTAAGGTTGATGTTACTTCGGGAATGTTCAGCCTCACCGTCTCGCCAAAACAAGGTGATAGTGCTCTCTTGGGTTATACCTTTGAATTTTGGTTTAGTGAGGAAAAACTCGCTAATCTTTCTGAAAATGAAGTGATCACCAAAACAAACAAAGTTGGCCAAGGGAATTTCTGGACGCAAGAGAATTTAAAAGCAGGACATACGTATTATTTTTATGTTCGAACAATCAACAGCTATGGCAAATCACCTTTTGTGGAGGCTTCTGGTGTTTGCTCAGCTCAAACCGATTTAGTTCTTGAAGAATTAGCGGGGCAAATCAGCCGAGACCAACTCGCACAAGACTTATTGGGTGAAATTAACAGTAAAGCTAACCAAATCGATATTACTGAATTACATGAGTTGATGAGGATAAATCATGACAAGATTTTATCTGAGTTGATGAGGCATGGAGCAACGATTGAAGAAAGTGAAAAAAAATGGGAGGAGGCAGGAAAATTACTGGCTGAGCGGATGAACCAAGTTTCAACGGCAACAGAAGCACAGGCTGCCGCAATTAAACAAGAGCAACAAGCACGTATTGAGGGTGATAAAACCGAAGCGCAACAACGGCAATCCTTAGCTACTCAACTTCGTGGTGATTATACTGGCAATGATTTATCGAAAGTGACCGCAGGACTCATTTCCGCCGAGAAACAAGCGCGGGTCTCGGGTGACCAAGCAGAAGCGAAAGCCCGACAATCACTGGAAACACGGATGAATGGGAATGTTTCAGCGATTAATAAATCATTAGAAACCCTCACCTCGAAACAGCAAGCACAAACGCAAGAGATTTCAACGCTCAATTCAAATCTTAAGGGGAAAGCTGATAGCAGTGTGGTGAATGCGTTAAATACGCGAGTAACTAATCTCGATGGCAAAGTGATGTCCGCAACCTCTCAGGTACAAACGTTATCCAGCAAATTAGATACAGTGAAAGCCGATTTAACGGAGTCTGTGGTGGTGGATTTAGATTTATCTAAACTCAATGAAAACACCTATTATCCGATTATTTTGCCATTAGTAACTTCTCGACGTTATGCCTTTAAGGTTTTTAGGACATTAGGGCAATATAGAGACAATAAACCGAGCTATGCGACTCACAATACCAAAGGTTTTGCCATGATTGTGGAATGGCAAGTGAGTGGTTCTGGATGGGGAACCCAGTCTGAAAACCGCATCATTGATAATTTTGATTGGCGATGGACAAATCAATCCCCTGTGATGGGGCCAGCTCAATTAACGAATGGTTCTGTGGAATATATCTATTTGCGAGGAGGGGCTAAATATCAGCTCACTAAGCATAAAAGTGTTAACCATCAAATTATCACCCGCACTTATACCAATAACAAACAATCGGTGGCACCAAAAGGATTTGTGGCGAATGAAGTACCTAAGTCCAGCGAACAGAAAGCCAATGCAACGGCGAATGCGGTAAGCCAACTTGAAACCAAAGTGACCGAGGTTTCAGGTAAGGTGACCTCGACCGCTCAGCAAGTCACTCGCCTTGAAAGCCAAGTGGGTACAAGTTCAGCCAAAATCGAACAAACGTCGAAAGTGGTCACCGACATAAATGGCAAAATTTCCGCATCATGGACAATGAAAGTTCAGCAAGATAGCAAAGGGAATAAAGTCATTACGGGCATTGGCTTAGGGTTTAATGCACAAGGAAATAGCCAATTTCTGGTCAATGCCCAAAACTTTGCAGTGATATCGTCATTAAATGGCAAAGTGGTGACACCGTTTATCGTGAAGAATGGACAGGTGGTTGTTAATGAAGCTTTTATTGGTGATGCAACTATTACCAGTGCAAAAATAGCTAATGTATTGCAATCAACCAATTTCAGCCATGCAAACAAGGTGGGCTATCAACTTAATATGCGCACTGGTGAAGAAATTAAATATGGGAATAACGCTCAGGGGTACTGGATTGAAACAAACATATTAAAACGTTTGTTTGATAAAAAAGGCACAATGCGTATCAGAATGGGGATATGGTAATGGGCATGGGTTTAGAAATATATGATGAGAAAGGGCGACTCATTATTGGAGAAGACACTATTATACCGCGCCACTTGGGGCAATTTGACCTTCCTTTGTCCCAATATGGATCTCTTACTATTCCTGAGATTTCCTTAGGAGGTGAGGTTGTTTGCCATTTCTGGCTACGGTATCGCTCTCGATGGAGTGGTGAATTTCATGTAGATAAGCCTAATGAGAGAACAGAGTACTCCATATCTGGGAACACGTTAAATTACCGCGTTGATTACAATATCTATCGCTGGGAGAACAATGGCTCTGGTGGTGGGCAGACACAAGCGAATGACTCATTCTCAAGTCATGTTGTCGTATGGGTGGTGTGAAATGGTTGGTGTAGAAATTTACACAAATAATAGGCTGATACAATTAACCGATAAACTCGAAACAATATGTGTTTTGAGAAAAGCAACTCCTGATGAACTAACGTCATCATCAGGCCCTCATGATAGCTATCCGAGAATCTATGCGTTAAATAGCCAATGGATGGTTGCTCCGATTTCCAAGGTAAGCATACCTCAACACGGAGTTGGTCTTGAAGTTTATGATGAGCAAGGGAAAATGAAATTTTCATCTCTTGCTAAGTTGGTCTGCTTTGAGAAATATTATGATGTCAATACGGGGAGCGCTGGCAAAGGCTCATTAAGAATCGCAGGCAAAAGTGGTCATCGGTATGGCATGATTAAGACTCGCTCTATGGGGTATTTTCATAATACAAACATACGAAGCTACATAGACCCTGACACGTGGGATGAAGTTTGGACATTCAAAAGATATAGCGAGCGTTATGTCTTGGTTGATGATGTGGGAGGGTTAACATTTGAGTATCGATACGAGTTCTTAGGAGAAGAGGATGGCTGGATAAGTATGCCTCCGAGTCGAGAAGGTTCTGGATTAATGGAACAAGGGCTTATGATAGACGTTTCAATGTTAGAAGATTAAATACCGCACTAATGTGGTTTTTTTGTATCTAAATTTTAGGAAATAAATCATGATATACACAACAGGCACTGTTAGCACAGTGTCAGGGTCTGCTATTGTCTCTGGCACAGGTACCATTATTTTAATTAAAAATGGTAATGCTAATTTTATTTATATGGTGGACAGGGTTAATAGCGATACAGAATTAGTCATTTCACAACCGGCTACATTTACCGTAAAAAACACTAGTTACAGCATTAATCTCACTGAGCCGAACTCATACAGCGACGCTAATAATCGTATGACCGCTATTGCATCAGATATTACGTAGTTCTTAAACGAGCAACGAGTTACGCTCGATGGTGTTAAAAAAGTGCTGGGGGATATTAGTAAAAAGTTAGATAAAAGTGGTGTGGACCTTTCAGGGATTTCGAAGTGCGATTACACGTAATACACAAATGGCTTATTGTGTGTTTCGACAAAAATCCACCTTAAAGGCGGGCGCTATTGGTCTTTGCCGACAATATTATCGCATTTAGATAAGTGTGTTGTGTTTTATCATACCACCAACCCTCAAGCGGAAGTGAGCTATTTAGCGCATAAAAAGCAATTATACAGTTCAGCCCAAACAGACATTTATGTGTGTGTATTCGTTTCAGGAATGGTTTTGACCCCGAAGAAACGTTGGGGGTTATCACTGTACAGTGAAGATGGAGCACGGGTCTTTAATACGGACTATCTGCCTTTTACCCGAGGACAATCAATGGCATTGTTATTACGGAAGGGGAGTGTAGAGACTCCATATAGCTTGCCTTTAGTCTGTGCAACCAGTCAGTTTGTGAATGCATCTTATCAGGATGACCACATTGATTGGGCCAAGCGCAATACGGGGATACGGGGATTCGTTTTCGGGGAAAACAGATTTTTGTGAGCGAACGAATACGTGATGCTCATCGGCAACATCATGTAGAGCAACGTATTCCCTTTTATGTCCTTAATGGTTCACATTATTTTTAATAAAATGAATACCTGTCTATATTTATGTGGGATACATGTCGCTTTTCTTTATTGGCATAATGCTTTCTGCTGATAATGATTGTTTTGCTTTAATCATTTCTTTTTCATTTGAAAATTTATAATTAGGCAATAGTTCTTTAGGTTTGACACCTAAAATAAACGCGATAGAGAATAAATGTTCTACTGTTATTTTGGTATGTCCATTCTCTATACGTGAATAGTGCTGTTGACTTATTTCCAATGAATGGGCTATTTCCCTCCCTGTCATCCCTAATTCTTTTCTTTTTTGCATTATTCTATAAGCAATAATGGAATTAATTGTACTCATGAACTTCATTCTCCAACAATAAACAGATTTTTAAGTTTAACAGAGTAAAAAGCATTTGTTATAAAAGCATTTTACTCTACTTATAAAACTCAATTAATTTTTATTGATATGAAAAAGTAATCGTTGCTACTGCTTTTACACTTCCTGGCGTAATAGTATTTTCTGTTTTTATATAATTAGCTTTTAATTTTATACGTGGATTTATCTCTCCTCTATAATTTGAAAAATGCCATTGATTTTGATTTCCTTTGTTAGGAGTGTCTGAACCATAACTAATCGCAGTTACTTCATTATTTTTATATAATCTTAGCCCAACGCCTTTTGCCGTAGAATCCGTTGCTAATGTTAATATATCAGAACGATTCCCATGTTGGGTCGCATCATTTAATGTAGCATAAACATCAATACCGTCTTGGCATTGAAGTTGTATATTAACTTCCCCTCCTTGCACTTCTTTATACAAAGACGTGAACTGGGATTGATAGACAGTATTTAATGGAACAACATAATTCTTTTGATTCATCGAGCATGTTTGGCTTTGCACTTGGATGCGCCCTCCATTTAACATAACAGGAGCTGTTAATCTTTTATTATTCAAACTTGCCCGATTAGATTCCAATAAAATATGGCCCAGTTGTTTGGTTGGTATCGTTACATACCCATTAGGTAATCGTCCTGTTGCGACAAAAGCAACATATAAACGAGCACCAAAACTTCCAGTTGCACCATTATAAGCATTTGGATTTGTATTGGCGGCAACAGGATCAATATATATACTTGAGCTGTTTATGGGAACCAATGGCGTTGCAGGCCAATAGCCCGCCATACCAATAATAATACCTAGCCCTGGAACTCCAGTATCAAATATATCGAAATCGGAAGATTGAGTGTTATTTCCTTGGCGAAAGTTATATGTGATTTTGCCTATTTTAGGTAATGTAGGAGTAAATTTTCCACGCATTAATGCTATTAAACTACCGCCGTTAAATATATATCGATTACTTGTTCCGGTGAGTTCCCCTATCACTCGTGGGTAAGTATGGGCATCAGCAGGACCAATAACAACAACAGGGAGGGTAGATGTGTTGATTGTTATTGGAGACGGTACGTAGTCATCTGCACCAGCAACAGCCAGACTAGGGAATAGATTTAAAAGAAATAATATAACAAATATTCTTTTCATGTTTTGTTCCTAATTAGAGTGCGGTATACACTGAACAGGAATGATTTGAGGCCGCATGTCAGTTTCATTGTGTGTCGCATGATATGTAAATGAGCATTTATCGTCATGATTTGGTCCCCATATCACATCAAGTTGACCTTGTTTGGGAAGACCTCGGGTAAATAAGCGCCCAGCTTGAGCAACATATCCGACTAACTGTTCATGATCATCCAAAACCTCGGAAGCCATTGGAGGAGTACTGCCATCTGGCATACGAATATCAAACAGCAGGCTTCTCCCTGTTTGAGTATTAAATGTCACTAACGTGGCACTATTAGCACGAGGAATAATTTCTTGTTCTGTTGCTGATAATTCAACATTTAAATCTAAATTAGCGGGGTCGATACTAATTTGATTTTTTTCATAGGGTGTGACATAAGGCACAATACCATTACCCCAAAAATCTAATCGGCTACCTGGTGCATTATTAATAACCGCACCTTGTGCTCCTTTTGCATGGATAATGGTAAAAGTATCACTTAAATCATTACTCAATGTCACTCCATAAGGGTGTGCAACAACCGCCCCCGACGCCCCCAATGACATTTGACGATTATGTTGAGTATCTTGCCCGACGGTTGCGGTTACATTTACATAAGGTGAACGATAGCCTCCATTCATCGCATAGCCGGAAGGTCCACTTTCCTGACTATTACCTGAAATACCATAAGAGAATTGATTATCTTCCCCAGCGATACCGCTGATGGATGTTTGAATGCTGTTTTTCTCGCCTTTATTATAATTTAAGACAGTAGAAAAAATGGGGCTTTGAACACGCTCTCCCAAAGGAAGCGTAAAGTTCACATAAAATCTGTCATCTCGGCGTTGTTGCTCATTATCTCGTGATTGAGAAAAGCCAATCTGATAACCAAGTTTTTTCCAAAAATGGCTATATCCCATCTGATACTCATTACGACTTCCTTTATGCTCCCAGTAATTATAAGTGGTACCAGTTAAAAATATATTTCCCCATTTTTCACCTAATTCTTGATTAATTGAAACTTGGAATTGATTTTTAGGGCGATAAAATGCGGCACTTTTTATGGAAACATCATCAATAAATTCACTGTGATTAGCCAATAGCGCATCTTTCAAATGGTAAAAATCTTTAGATGAATAACGATAGGCTGCTAACGTGATATTTGTACTCGTGGTCGGAATATTGACGCTATAGCTAGTATGTAAACTGTAGCCTTTACGCGTTACGTTAGAGTGATTAAATGTTGTTCTGGACAATGTAATGTCAGATGCAATTGCCCCAATCGGCGTGTTAAAAGCAACACCAGCCAATCCTGCGGTATATTTTGAGCTTGTGGTCAGTCCACTATTTAAAGTGATATCATTTGTCAAACCATATTGATATGTGCCTTGTGCAATTAAATCATGATATGTCTCATTTGCATAACGATAGCGTCCCACTGACATTTGCCAACGGCTAAATCCGGGACGAATAAGTTGGGCAACAGAAGCAAAAGGAACCGTAAATGTTCTTGTTTGTCCATTAGATTCGGTTATTTGCACAAGAAGGTCGCCAGCATATCCACTGGGATACAAATCATTAATGACAAAGGGGCCAGCAGGCACAGTTGTTTCATAAAGGATGTGAGCATTTTGATAAATCGTAACTTTAGCATTACTATTAGCAATGCCTCGCACGATCGGAGCGTAGCCACGTAAAGAGTTGGGTAACATTCGTTCATCCGATGCTAATCGAATTCCCCGTAAGCTAAGGCTATCCATTAACTCGCCATTCGTATAAAAATCACCTAATGTGAATTGTGCCCGTAACCGAGCAATATCATGCGTCACATTTGTTTCGATATTCTGATATCCGGTAGAATGACCATTATTCCAGCTTTCACCACCACGGTGACGAAAAGCCCATCCCCATAAATTGAGTCCCGCTTTTAACCCAAGGTAAGTCTGCTCATTATTTATATCCGGAGTATTGTATTGATAATAGTTAACATCATAGTTGACAAATGCGGCAGGGACTCCACTTTGCCACTGTGCAGGGGCAATATATCCTCGAGGTCGAGTATTCACTTGTGCCTGAGGAATTTCTATATTCAGCTTTAAAGTGGATAAATCAAAATGAAATTTTGCTGAGGGGAGTCCTTCTGAGGCGGGATAACAAGTGGCTTTATAACTGTTTTCAGGAACAGTGCCTTTGACGACATCAATTAATGAAAGTAATTCCGGCGTTAGACATAACGTCGACGTATTCGCATTGTCAGTATATAAATACTGTACATTAGCTTTTCCTTTCCATTCATTATTGAGATAGATATCAGCGTAATACTTGCCCTCAGGAATAGGGTTGCCATAATTAAAGCGACGTATATCAATCGCATTCTTTCCTTGTACTGAATGCAAAAAGCTAGGATCAAATTCAGCTTCTTCAGCAGCGAATGAAGAAATTGTTATCACCCCAATCCCTAAAGCGACACAAAACGGAAGAGAATAACGATAGGAAATGAGGTGTAATTGGTTATTAAAATTCATTATATTACCTTATTCCAAAGTAGATTCACCTTGTTGGTATCCACCATAATCATTAACAACAACCCAAGTGACTTTATTTGTTAATATTGGCTTCTCTTTAAGTGAAAATATTTTTGAAGAAAAAGGAGCTATCATCCCACTTTGTTCAACAGGCGTTAGCTGTTTATCCTGACCCACTGAGATTTTGTTGTAAGTGATGTAATAAGGTGTTGGGTTAATCGCTTTAATGCGTAGTGCTCCTTCCTGATGCCAAGTCACTTTTTGGTAAGCATCATCAGGCGTTACGTTGAGATTATCAGGGCGAAAGAAAAACTTAATGCGACTACGAACGGCTAATTGTAAGTAATTGTTATTTCCCTCTGAGTTTTCCGAATTTTCTTCCAATTTAGGTTTTGCCGGAATGTCTAAGACATTTAAATAGAAAAGAGACTCTCTATCTTGTGGTAATGATTCACCGGTATAGACAATCCGGATGGTTTGCCCTGATTTCGGCTCCATACGAAATATGGGGGGAGTAATGATAAAAGGAACATGAATTGAATCTGGTGCTGCAGCTGCATCTCCGGTATCTAACCAAGACTGAATTAATGCGGGGGATTCATCGTCATTATTTAATTGAACATTAATACTTTTTTGCGTTGCGGGATAAACAACACGGGTCCCCATAATAACCACACTGGCTTGAGCCACTGTGGATACAAACAGAGTCAAGAAAATAAGAATGAACTTTAACATAATACCTCTAGAAGGAAATGGGGCAGTTTTTTCTGCCCCGTAAAATAAAAGCAATCCAATAAACCTTACTCATAGGCAATGGTGTAATGAACGGTTGCTTTTACATCCCCAGCGGTAGATTGTCCGGTTGCATAATATTGAGCAAAATATGGGAGGTTTACATTAGCATTGTCGATTTGTACTGGATGGACATCTTGTGTTGCAGAATCAGTACCTAACTGGATTGTTGTTGCTGCATCTGAGTTAAGTAATTGAACTTGAACATTATCAGCTTTAGTTTGTGCAGTATTTTTTAAGTTGTGTGTGGTTACATCAATGTCACTTGAAGGTTCAAAATATGTTTTGACACTTTGTGCACCATCCATACCAATAGCGCAACCAGTTAAATGAATAGTAAATGGAGTAAGACCTGCAGTAGCCGCATTTTCATTTAATGTAGTGGTGGATACTGTAGGTAATGTTACCGCTAAATTCTTATCATTTGTATTGACAGAGCAGGTTTGCGCAACAACTTTACCTGTAAATGTAATTGTTCCGTCATACGCCATAGATGAGCCAGCAAATGCAGCAGAAAGAATAGTAGCTAGTGCTATAACTTTTCTTTTCATATATTTATGATTCCTATTTTAAATAAAAGTTAGGTTATTTTTATTTTTTAACAAA